GGGGGGAGGGGGAGTCGCCTAAATGACCCCCCGCCCTCATCGTCGCGCCCTCCATATTTTCCCCGGAGGGATATTTGGAAAGCCAATTGGGGTCTAGGTTCTAGGGCTCACAGGAAGTTTTTGTGTGCTCCTTTCTTCCTGCTGGTCTCGCTCACATCGGGCCCTAGAATCTAGTCCTCAATTGGCCCCAAACGCCCTCTATCTAAGGAGCAACTATGGGTAAAAGGGCCTCAATCCCCTCGAAACCCGCTCGAACTGTGGAGCAACGCGAGGCGCAGATGATCAATCTGGCCCTTGAGCTTGCCGAGAAGCAGCTTCGGGAGGGAACAGCACCGGCAACAACGGTGAACCACTACCTCAAGCTCGCCTCCACAAGAGAACAGCTCGAGGTTGAGAAGCTGAGAAACGAAACCGCACTACTCGAAGCGAAGAAGACGGCACTCGTGAGTGCCGAGCAAGCTGAGAAGATTGCCAAAGAAGCGATCGAAGCCTTCCGTACATACTCTGGAGCGGGAGATGTTACGGACGTACTCTGATCTGATACGACTACCAACGTTCGAAGAGCGATTCGACTATCTGTCACTCGATGGGCAGATCGGAACAGCTACGTTTGGCTTCGATAGATACCTGAACCAAAGATTCTACTCCTCAACAGAGTGGAAGAAGGTCAGGAACTTTGTTCTGGCTCGGGATGAAGCCTGTGATCTCGGAATCGAAGGCCTGGACATCAAGTATATGCCGCTGATTCACCACATGAACCCAATCCAGCCCAAAGATCTCGAGGAATTCAATCCAGACATCCTTGAGCCAGAGTTTCTCATCACGACAACCAAGAATACCCACAACGCGATACACTTCGGAGACCGATCGAGGTTGACACCACGAGTTGTTGAGCGTCAGCCGAATGATCAAGCTCCCTGGAGGATCTAATGGGAACGATTCTTGAAGACGTAAAGAAGGCGCTCGGTATTGTTCCGGGATATGATGCCTTCGATGACCAGATCCTGATGTACATCAACTCCGCACGGATGGATCTCGCACAATTGGGGCCAAAATGCCTCGGGATCATCGAGAAGGAATCTCAGTGGTCCGTCTTTCCGGACGTTAACGATGAAGCGGCCATCAAGTCGTACATCTCGCTCAAGGTCCGGCTCATGTTCGACCCGCCAGGAAACTCCTTCTTGGTCACGGCATACCAGAAGCTGATCGAGGAGGCAGCATGGAGACTGATCTACCAGACGGAGGGGAAGTCCTAGCCCATCATGGCGTAAAAGGCATGCGGTGGGGCGTCATTCGAAAGAAGGCCTCCGCTGGGCGTGCTGCCACAGCCAAGGCTCTACGAAAGGCTGGACGTGGAACAGTCAAAACCGTCTCGGGAACAGTCAGCGCCACTCGACGCGGCGTCAAGACTGTCCAGAAGGCCCATGAACGCCACCAAGAGCGAACCATTGCCAGAACTCAGCGCAAGGCTGAGATCAAGGCCCGAAAGAAGTTCGCCAAGAAGGGCTACCGAAAGATCAGCGACACCGAACTCCAGTCTCGAATTAAGCGGCTGGAGCAAGAGAAACGCTATCGGGAGCTCAAGGCCGATCGCCACCTTATTCGAGGTCGTGAGGTCACTCGACAGATCCTCGAAGGGTCTATCACTAAGGCAGGGACATACGCCGGAAACAAGCTGATGCGTTCTGCCTTCGATAGCGCCTTTGAGCAAGCAACTGGTCAGAAGGCCGAAAAGGGCGGTCTTGGTGAGAAGGTGAAGAAGGCCGCAGAGAAGGCTCGTGAGGGCGCCGAAGAGGCGATGGCAGCAGCCAATGAGATGAAGACGGAGTCTCGGTCTGAGGCTAAGGCTCTCATCGAGAAGTCTCGAAACAAGAAGGTTCCGAAGCAGATCGAGAAGCCTAAGTCATACAAGCAGACAAAGCCCTCGCCGAAGCCTAAGCGCCGCCCTCGTAATCCGGGGAGTCCGTTGAAGTAATGCTCTCGAACACCGCAGTACCAAAATACTACGGACAGTTCCGGGACGCAGTCATCCGAGGCGAGATTCCAGTATGTGAAGAGATCTCTTGTGAGATGAACAGGATTGACGCATTAGTTGCCAATCCTGAGTACTACTACGACGACCAAGCCGTAGAAGGATTCATCGCATACTGTGAGAACGAGCTTACGCTGTCCGACGGGGCCGACCTCCATCTACTCGACAGCTTCAAGCTCTGGGCCGAACAGCTACTTGGCTGGTACTACTTCGAGGATCGTCAGGTCTTCGTCCCTTACGAGGACGGAGTCGGCGGTCGATACGAGACCAAAACAGTAAAGAAGCGCCTTACGATCAAGCAGTATCTGATCGTTGCTCGTGGAGCAGCGAAGTCGATGTATATGTCTCTCATCCAGAACTACTTCATGGTGATTGACACTACAACGACGCATCAGATCGCTACGGCTCCGACCATGAAGCAGGCAGAAGAGGTGATGGGCCCATTCCGGACCGCCATCACCCGGGCTCGAGGTCCGCTGTACAAGTTCCTCACCGAGGGATCCCTTCAAAATACAACTGGCGCGAGGGCTAACCGTCAAAAGCTGGTTGCAACTAAGAAGGGCGTTGAAAACTTCCTGACGGGCTCCCTGCTTGAAGTCCGCCCCATGTCAATCGATAAGCTCCAGGGCCTGCGCCCGAAGGTTTGCACAGTTGACGAATGGCTCTCGGGAGACATTCGAGAAGACGTGGTTGGTGCGCTCGAGCAGGGAGCCTCGAAGGTTGACGATCCGGTCATTCTGGCCGTCTCCTCCGAGGGAACCATCCGCAACGCGGTGGGTGACACCATGAAGATGGAGTTGCTCAAAATCCTGAAGGGCGAATACATCGCCCCTCACATCTCAATCTTCTACTACCGACTTGACGACATCAAGGAAGTAGCAGATCCTGCTATGTGGGTGAAAGCCCAACCGAACATCGGTATCACTGTGTCCTATGATCGGTACCAGCAGGACTTCGAGCGAATGGAACAAGCCCCTGCTGCTCGAAACGACATCCTCGCCAAGAGGTTCGGAATCCCTATGGAGGGGTACACCTACTTCTTCACCTACGAGGAGACAATCCCGCACAGGAAGAATACATTCTGGAACATGCAGTGCGCCATGGGCGCCGACTTGTCTCAGGGCGATGACTTCTGTGCGTTCACCTTCTTGTTCCCGCTCCGTAACCAAGCGTTCGGAGTAAAGACTCTGGCATACATCTCTGAGTTGACTCTCATGAAGTTACCCGGAGCACTACGTCAAAAGTACGACCAGTTCATCCAAGAAGGAACTCTCCGAGTCATGGAGGGAACTGTCTTGGACATGATGGAAGTATACGAGGATCTGGATCAGCATATCGATGAACAGAAGTACGATGTCTCGGCATTCGGGTTCGACCCGTACAATGCTAAGGAATTCGTGACTCGATGGGAACAGGAGAACGGACCGTATGGTATTGAGAAGGTGATTCAGGGAGCCCGAACTGAATCGGTCCCCCTAGGTGAGCTAAAGAAGCTGGCCGCAGAACGCCTCCTCATCTTCGACCAGGAACTCATGTCGTTTACCATGGGTAACTGTGTCACTCTCGAGGATACCAACGGAAACCGGAAGCTGCTGAAGAAACGCTCGGAAGAGAAGATCGACTCAGTGGCTGCTCTGATGGATGCCTTCGTGGCATACAAGATCAACAAGGAGGCATTCGAATGAGCGAGGAGGTGAAATGGGTCTTAGTGATCGATTGAGCCACGCCTGGAATGCATTTACAAGGTCGCCAGACAAGAAGAACTTCACTCCGGAATACGGATCGTGGACCTTCGGGAATCCGAACCTGAATTACCGTCCTGTTGTCGGTGATCAGACCATCGTCACTAGCATCTACAACCAGATCGCTATCGATGTCTCTAATGTTCCGATCCGCCATGTCAAGACTGACGAGAATGGCAATCTCAAGAGCTACTATCGCAGTTACCTTGATGAGTGCCTGTCTCTCAGCGCCAACATTGACCAGACCGGACAGGGATTCTTTCAGGATCTCGTCCTGACTCTGTTCGAGGAAGGTGCGGTGGCCATCGTCCCTGTCGATACGGACGTGAGTCCGGACATGACTCAGGGATATGATGTAAAGTCGATGCGTGTCGGTACTATTCTCAACTGGTACCCACGGCACGTCCGGGTGGAAGTATACAACGACCAAACTGGACAGCGAGAACAGCTCACTCTCGAGAAGGACTTCGTGGCTGTTGTGCAGAATCCTCTGTACAGCGTTATGAATGCTCCTAGTTCTACGTTGCAGCGACTGACTCAGAAGCTGCATCTGCTCGACGCTATCGATAAGCAGTCTGGATCCGGAAAGCTGGACATCATCATTCAGCTTCCCTACGCCGTTAAGACTGAACTGAAGAAGCAGCAGGCAGAAGCCAGGCGAAAGACGATTGAGGAACAGCTCGCAGGGTCTCAGTATGGTATTGCGTACACCGATGGTGCAGAGCGAATCACTCAGCTGAACCGACCGTCCGAGAACAACCTCATGAGCCAGATCCAGTGGCTCACGACTCAGCTGTACAACCAGCTCGGAATGACGGAAGACGTCTTCAATGGCAAGGCTGACGCTCGTCAGATGCTGAACTATCAGAACCGCACGGTTCGCCCAGTTCTGAAGGCGATCACTGATGCCCTCACCCGGACATTCCTCACGAAGACTGCCCGAACGCAGAAGCAGCGGATCATGGCGATCGAGGATCCATTCCTCAACGTCCCGCTCGAGGAGATGTCCACGCTGGTCGACTCCGTCAAGCGTAATGAGATCGGCACAGCCAATGAGCTTCGCCCGAAGTTCGGCTGGCCTCAGTCTGACGAAGAAACGGCAGACCAGTTGGTGAACTCCAACATCAACCCGGCAACCGAGATGGAACCGACAGGCGAAGCGCCTATCGAGGAAGTCCCAGCTGCCGACGTACCAATTTCCGAACTGATGGAGAGTAGTCAAAATGGCAGTTAAATGCGACTTCTCCGGCTACGCCACCAAGAATGATGTTCGGTGCTCGGATAACAAGATCATCCGACATGGCGCATTTGCGGCGTATGACGGGAAGACCGTACCTCTGGTCTGGCAGCACAAGCACGGAGACGTCGAGAACGTCCTCGGCCATGCCGACCTCGAGGTCCGTGAGGATGGGGTTTACGCCTACGCCCATCTGAACAACACAGACCGTGGGCGGACTGCTCGAGAGATGGTCCGAAACGGTGACGTAAAGGCGATGAGCATCTACGCTACTCACGTTCGTGCTAAGGGCAATGATGTTGTCCACGGCGAGCTCGTCGAGGTGAGCCTGGTGCTTCGTGGCGCCAACCCTGGCGCTCTCATTGACCAAGTCTCCATCGAGCATGGTGACGACGGGGAGGAGATTGCGGCTGTGATCTACACTGACGAGGATCTCGACTTCGTTTCTCACGGCGATGAGGATGAGGACTTCGAAGCGGAGGAGACGGAAGACGTCGAGCACGCCGAGGAGGAGCCTGAGGCAGATGCTGAGGGCGACGAGGACGACCCCACTCTCGGGGAGATCTTCGACGGAATGACCGAAGAGCAGAAGACGGCGGTTTATGCCATCGTCGGACAGCTGGTTGATTCCGTAGATGAGGAGGCGGAGGAGTCCGAGACCGAAGAGGTCGAAGACACCGCCCATTCCGACACTACTACTGAGGAAGACGACTTGGCTCACAAGAATGTGTTCGAGGGCTCCGCTGACACCGAGGAGCTCCCTGTCCTTACCCACGCTCAGGTTGAGACCATCTTCGAAGACGCCCGTTCTGGCGGCTCTCTGAAGCAGGCCATCCTGGCTCACGCTGACGCCTATGGTATCAAGCAGATCGAGACCCTCTTCCCTGAGGCGAAGGATCTGTGGAATACCCCGGAATTCATCAAGCGTAAGACCGATTGGGTCAACGCTGTTGTCGGGGGCGCCAAGCACTCGCCCTTCTCCCGGATTCGCACCCGCTTCGCTGACATTACTGCCGACGAGGCCCGTGCCAAGGGTTACATCAAGGGCAATAAGAAGGAAGACGAGGTCTTCACGTTGCTGCAGCGTGTCACCTCGCCGACCACCATCTACAAGAAGCAGCGTCTGGACCGTGACGACATCCTGGACATCACCGACTTCGACGTCGTGTCCTGGATCCGTGGCGAGATGAAGATCATGATCGAGGAGGAGCTCGGTCGAGCTGTCCTTATCGGCGATGGTCGCCAGGCTTCCTCCAAGGACAAGATCAAGGAGGACTGCATCCGCCCCATCTACAAGGAGGACTCGCTGTACGCTCCGCGTGTCGTCCTTGCAAAGCCGACAACCACCGAGGACGTCCTGGACTCTATCGTCCGCGCTATGGACGACTACGACGGCGCCGGTAACCCGACCTGGTTCGCTGAGCCGCACATGGTCACCGAGATCCTGCTGCTCAAGGACAAGATGGGCCACCGTCTGTTCCGCAGCATCTCCGAGCTGGCTGACTACGTTGGTGTCTCGAAGATCGTCAAGGTCCCGCTGATGAAGGGCCTGCAGCGTACCTCTGCCAAGAACGGTACGGTCGAGGCTCTCGGCATCATTGTCAACATGTCCGATTACACCATTGGTGCGGACAAGGGCGGTCAGCTGTTCGCGGCTGAGGACTTCGACATCAGCTTCAACCAGTACCACTACCTCCTGGAGACCCGTCTCTCCGGTGCGCTGACTCACCCGAAGTCTGCGATCATCGTCGAGCGGAAGACCGAGGACGGGAACGTCGTTCCGGAGCCGTGATAGATGGCCAAATTCTTCGGTGACATAGGATTCGCTACGCAGGTCCAAACTTCGCCGGGAATTTGGGAAGACAAGATCATCGAGAAGCAGTACTATGGCGACATCTTCCGCGAAGCACGTCGCTTTAGTGGCAGCGATGAGATTCTGGGATCTATCAACCTGAGTAACCAGATCAGTGTAGTTGCTGATGGTTACATCACGGATAACGTCCAGAATCTCCGGTACGTTCGCTGGCTGGGGGGACTTTGGAAAGTCTCTTATGTCGAACTGAAGTTCCCCCGGCTGGTTCTCGAGATGACGGGGGTGTATAATGGACCGACGCCTAGCTCTCCATGAGAAGCTGGTAGAGATCCTCGGGTCTGAGAACGTCTATTATCAGCCACTCCCGTCAATCAAGCTCTCGTATCCATGTATCATCTACGAGAGAAACCCGGGCGATCCGATGTACGCCGATAATCAGAAGTACATCAAGGCGAATCGGTTCCAGGTGACCCTGATCGCCCGCCATCCCGAGGACCCGACTAGGACCAAACTCGAAGATCTCCTGTTTAGTCGCCATATGACTCGACAGGTGACCGATAACCTCTATCACGACATCTTCGATGTCTATTACTAGGAGATAACATGGCTGCACTTGTCTGGGACAAGACTGGTGAGCGCAGGATTGAGACTGGTGTCGACCACTGCGCGCTGTATGTGTACGACCCCTCAACCAAGACCTACGGCAAGGGCGTGGCTTGGAATGGTATCACTGCCATCTCTGAGAAGCCCGAGGGTGCTGAGGCTACCGACCTGTACGCTGACAACATTCTGTACCTGTCGCTGCTCTCAGCAGAGAAGCTGAAGGGTACGATCGAGGCTTACACCTACCCCGACGAGTTCGAGGCTTGTGACGGCTCTTCCGAGCTGACCAAGGGTGTTAAGATCGGTCAGCAGGACCGCGTTGCCTTTGGTCTGGTGTACCGCACCAAGATCGGTGACGACGTTGCGGGTCAGGACCGCGGCTACAAGCTGCACGTTCTGTACGGATGCAAGGCCTCTCCCTCGGAGAAGGGCTACAAGACGGTCAACGACTCTCCCGAGGCGATTTCGTTCTCGTGGGAGATCTCGACCACGCCCGTCAACGTGGCTGGCGCCAAGCCCACCTCGCTTCTGACCATCTCGTCGCTTGACGTTGACGCCGGGAAGCTCAAGAGCCTTGAGGCCAAGCTGTTCGGTGCCGACGCTCAGGGCGGACAGCAGGCGGCTGAGCCTAAGCTGCTTCTGCCTGACGAGATCAAGGCCCACTTCGCATGATGACTACACCGGGGGCTCAGAGACCTAGATTCCTGGGCCCTCGGTGTCTGCGATGCTTATAGTTTCTATCCCCGAGCGTGAGGGGTTTGACGAGGAGACACAGTCATTCGTCTCCCTGCCCGGCGGAGAACTACACCTGGAGCACAACCTGATCGCACTGTCAAAATGGGAGTCAATCACCCATAAACACCTCATCGGTAACGAAGATGTCTCGCCAGAGGAGATGCTCCTCTACATTGAGTGTATGATCACTGATGAGCAATACGATCGTGAGCTTCTGGATAGACTTCCCGCCAGTGAAATCGAACGTGTAAGCAATTACATGGCCGACACAAAGACGGCAACCACCTTCGTCAAGAAGGGCGACAAGGATGGTTCTGGAGAGTACACATCCTCGGAG